TTAGTAATACGACAACATATTTAAGTCAGCAATTTCCCTCTGGTTTATTATATGCTTGCCTTGTTGAGGCGTATGGTTTTTTAAAGGGTCCGGCAGACATGATACAATTTTACGAACAAAAGTATCAGTCAGCATTACAAGGATTCTCTATTGAACAAATGGGAAGAAGAAGACGAGATGAATTCCAAGAAGGTTCACCTCAGATTCAAAAACAAGGATAATAATTAGGAGATAAATATGGCGTTTACAGGAAATGCAATTGCAAATAGTTTTAAACAACAACTACTACAAGGTGGTCATAATTTTACGGCTACTACGGGTAATGTTTTTAAACTTGCTCTATACACTTCTGCAGCATCTTTTACTTCAGCAACAACTGTTTACACTTCAACAAATGAAGTTGCGAACACTGGTCAGTATACAACAGGTGGTGGAACTTTAGTAAATATATCACCTTTAGTTTCTTCAGGAGTTGCATTTATAGATTTTGCAGACATATCTTTTACAGGAGTTACTTTAACTGCAGCAGGATGTTTGATTTACAATACATCAAACTCAAATGCAGTAGTTGCCGTATTAGATTTCGGTGGAGATAAAACTGCAACGGCTGGAACATTCACAGTTCAATTCCCAGCAGATACAACATCAGCAGCTATTTTAAGAATCTCCGGATAATAGGAGCTTAACTTATGGCGAATGGTTGGGGCCAAGGTGCTTGGAGTACAGGCGAATGGGGAACAGGTAATGTAAGTATTACTGTTCAAGTAACTAATCCAACTGACATAGCTTGGGGTGAAGATACTTGGGGCCAAGGAACTTTTGGCGGCATAAATAATCTTAATATTAATTTAGAAAGTGTTTCCGTTGCAATTGGAATAGATGTTCTTGTAACAGGACAACAATTAACTGTTGATTTAAATTCAGTTACACCTTTAGCAGATGCTAATGTTGATTTAACAGGGGAAGAATTAACAACTACTTTAGGAAACGTTGATCCAGGACCAGATGTTGCTGTTACAGGTCAAGAATTAACAGCTACTTTAAATTCAGTTACAACCTTAGCTAATGCTAATGTTGATTTAACAGGTCAAGAATTAACTTCTACTTTAGGTGATGTAAATATTAATATTATACTAAATCCTATTGATGTAACCGGAGAAGAATTAACAGCTAATTTAAATTCAGTTGAAATTTTATTAAACACTCCTGTTGATGTAACAGGTCAATTATTAAGTGCTGCATTAAATTCAGTTACAGCGTTTACAGATGTTAATGTTAATATAACAGGACAACAATTAACATCTATTTTAGGAGATGTTGATCCTTCACCAGATGCTATAGTTGTAGGTATTGGAATGACTGCTTCTTTAGCTATAGGAACAGTAGTTATTGCAACAGCAAATGCAGAGGTAACAGGGCAACAATTAATATCAGCTTTAGGTAGTGTAAATTTAACAGCAAATGCCAATGTAAATGTAACAGGAAATACGTTGACTATGTCGCTAAATAGTATTAATAATCAAATTTGGACAGTTGTTAATACAGGAACTCCAGCAAATTGGACGGAGATTGACACGGCTGCATAAATTTAATAAACAAGCATAGGGAATTAATATGGCATCAAGTTATTCTACAGATCTTAAACTAGAACTCATGGTTACTGGCGAACAAGCTGGTTTATGGGGAGATATCACAAATACAAATTTAAATTTAGTACAACAAGCAATTGCGGGTGTTGAAGCAATATCTATTGCAGGAGGAGCTCAAACAACAGCTCTTGTAATGACAAATGCAACATTATCTAATGCAAGAAATGCAGTTATAAAATTAACAGGAACAATTACAGGAAATCAAGTTGTAACAGTTCCAAATGGTATTGAAAAAACATATATAGTACAAAATAGTACAATAGGTGCATTTACAGTTGAATTTAAAACTGCATCAGGAACAGGAGCAACATTTTCTGCAACTGATAAAGGATTTAAAATAGTTTATTCAGATGGAACAAATATAACAGATGTTCCTCTTGGAGTTCCAGGTGGATCAGATAAACAAATTCAATTTAATAATGCAGGATCATTTGGTGGAATCACCATGGGAACTGCTGGACAAGTTTTATCAACAGATGGAACTACAGCATCCTTTACAACTGTATCAGGAGGCGCAGCATGGCAAGCAGTAGTAACATCAAGTCTTACTGTAGTTGCAAAAGCAGGATATTTTATAAATACATCAGGTGGTGTAATAACAGCAACACTTCCATCTTCACCAACATTAGGAGATTTTATAACTTTCATAGACTACGCTGGAACATTTGATACTAATAATTTAACCATTGCAAGAAATGGTAAAAATATACAAGGTGTTGCAGAGGACTTAACGGTGTCAGTTGAGCGTGCTGGACTTACACTTGTATTTTCAGACAATACACAAGGTTGGTTATTGGAGAATAAATAACCATGGCTACTTATAAAGGTATAAATGGTTACGCTGTTCAAACAGTAGCATCAGATCCATCACCAGGGGATCCAGGACAAGTATTTTACAACACAACTTCAAAAGCATTTGAATATACGACAGAAGTGCAAGGAGCGTGGGCTAGTGGGGGTGCTTTAGGAACAGGAAGAAATTTTTTAGGTGGAGCAGGTACTCAAACTTCAGCTTTAGCTTTTGGTGGGGCACCAGGTGCTAAAGTAGAAACAGAAGAATACGACGGAACTTCTTGGACAGCAGGTGGAAATTTAGGAACAGGTAGACAACGATTAGCAGGTTGTGGAACTCAAACTTCAGCTTTAGCTTTTGGAGGCTTAGATTCAACTCCAGCAGTTACAGCAGCAATAGAAGAATATGATGGAACAAGTTGGACAGCAGGTGGAAATTTAACAACAGCTAGACAACAATTAGCAGGAGCAGGTTTACAAACAGCGGCTTTAGGTTTTGGTGGAGTTGATTCAACTCCAGCAAATACAGCAGCCACAGAAGAATACAACGGAACTGCTTGGACAGCTGGTGGAAATTTAGGAACGGCAAGAGATCAATTAGCAGGAGCAGGTTTACAAACAGCGGCTTTAGGTTTTGGTGGAGTTGATTCAACTCCGGCAAATACAGCAGCAACAGAAGAATATGATGGAACAAGTTGGACAGCAGGTGGAAATTTAAATACAGCAAGAAGTAGATTAGCAGGAACAGGTTTACAAACTTCAGCTTTAGCTTTTGGAGGATCACCAGGCCCAAGTACAAGTAGGGCAAATTCAACAGAATTATATAATGGAACAAGTTGGGCGGAAGCAGCTTCTATGATTACAGCAAGAAACAGATTAGCAGGGGCAGGTACACAAGCATCAGCTTTAGCTTTTGGAGGTTCACCATCACCAGCAACTTCTAATGGAACACTTACAGAAGAATTTACAGGTGGACCAGTTAATGTTAATAAGACAATATCATTTAGTTAATTAATTAAGGAGGAAACATGGCATATAAATACTGTACAGCGGAGAATTGGGGAAAGGGGTTCATTGAAATAGGTGAATCTTCTAGATTCGATATTTCTGGATTGCCAGGTAATGTTTGGAGAATACCAGCGAATAACAAAGAAGCAAATCTTTGGGTATTTAAAGTAGCTGGATCTTTCAAAACAAAAGCAGAAGCGCAAGCGATAGTTGATGCAGAAGTTGCAAAAGCTCAAGCTGCTTATGATGCTTTACCTGAAGATCAGAAAAACAATTCTTTAAACAGCAGACCAGAAAATATAGTTTTAGAGTAAAATTTTATGGCTACTTATTACGGAACATATGGACAAAAAGTCCAGTATCTGGCATCAGACCCAGCGAGTCCTCAAAATGGACAAGTGTGGTTTAATTCTACTTCTAATCTTTTAAAAGTTGGAGTTACACAACAAGGTGCTTGGGCGACGGGTGGGAACATGGCCACAGGAAGAAGACAATTAGCTGGAGCTGGTACTCAAACGGCTGGTTTAGCTATTGCTGGAAATACTAATGGTGGTACTTATGGATATACAACTGTATGTGAAGAATACGATGGAACATCTTGGACATCTGGTGGATCGGTACCTGTAAATAATTATGGTATGGGTGCAGCTGGAACACAAACTTCTGCGGTTAAATTTGGAGGTAATGTGGAACCTGATGGAACTTACACTAATGCAACTCAAGAATACGACGGAACTTCATGGACAGCAGGTGGAAATATGGGTACAACAAGAAGTGAATTAGCTGGTTGTGGTACACAGACTGTTGCTTTAGGTTTTGGAGGAAATATTCCAGCTGGAAGTGCATCTAGCGCAGCTACGGAAGAATACAATGGAACATCTTGGACAGCAGGAGGTAGTTTACCTGTAGCAAAAAATCAATTAGGTGGATGTGGAACACAAACTGTTGCTTTAGCTATAGGTGGGAGTGCTCCTACTGGTATTGTTTTAACTTCAGAAGAATACGATGGAACAAGTTGGACAGCAGGAGGTAATTTACCAGCTGCAAGATATATTTTAGCAGCAGCAGGAACACAAACTTCTGCTTTAGCTTTTGGTGGACGACCAGATCCTTTAGTTTCAACAGCTGCAATATATGATGGAACTTCTTGGACAGCAGCTGGAAGTTTAAATACAGGAAGATGGCAGTTAGCAGGAGCAGGTACACAAACTGCAGGTTTAGCTATAGCAGGTGCTACTCCTGCTGAAGCTCTTCCTACTACAGCAGAAGAATTTACAGGTGGACCAACAGTTGTAGCTAGAACAGTAACAGGAACATAAACATGGCAACATATACAAATATACAAGGACAAAATATTTTAATCGTAAGCTCGGATCCAGCAAATCCAACAGAAGGACAGATGTGGTATAATACTACATCTAATTCTTTAAAAGGATACGCGGGTGTAGGTGCTTGGGCGACGGGTGGAAATATGGCAACTGCAAGAGGTTATTTAGCAGGAGCAGGTACACAAACAGTAGCCGCAGCTTTTGGTGGATCTACAGATCTTCCTTCTGGATTACCTGCATTAGCAAACACAGAAGAATACAACGGAACTGCTTGGACAGCAGGTGGAAATTTAGGAACAGCTAGAAGTCTTTTAGCAGGTGCTGGAACTCAAACAGCGGCTTTAGCTGCTGGTGGTTGGGTAGGTGCTGATTCAAACGCAACAGAAGAATATAATGGAACAAGTTGGACAGCAGGTGGAAATTTAGGGACAGCACGACAATCTCCTACAGGAACTGGTACTCAAACAACTGGTTTAGCTATTGGTGGATATATAGCAAGTACATCAGCATTAACAGAAGAATATGATGGCACATCTTGGACAGCAGGTGGAAATTTAACTACGGCTAGAAATCAATCAGGTGCAGCAGGTACTCAAACTACAGCTGCAGTTTTTGGAGGAAGTAATACACCTTTAACAAACGCAACAGAAGAATATGATGGCACATCTTGGACAGCAGGTGGAAATTTAAATACAGGTAGAGGAGGTTTAGCAGGAGCAGGTTTACAAACTTCTGCTTTAGCTTTTGGTGGAGATGCAGGTCCACAAAAACAAACAGAGTCATATAATGGAACTTCTTGGATAACAAATGGAAATTTAATTACTGGAAGAAGAGAATTAGCAGGAGCAGGAACACAAGCATCTGGTTTAGCGTCTGGTGGATTTGATTCAACTCCAGCAGTTACAGCAGCCACAGAAGAATTTACAGGTGGTAATGTAACTATAACTTTAACTACTTCCTAGACCTTTACATATCTTTAAAATAGTATATATAAGTTTAGATGACAGAGAAGAGAGATATAAAGTCGCTTATACAACAAGAAGAAACACACCTTAATAATCTTCTTGAACCAACAGATCTTAAAAACTTTAAAGGTCTAGTTGATGAACTTCGTGATACTTGGACTAAAAAACAAATATTTAGAACAGAGACAGAAGCTAGAGTATCCGTATTACAAGATAATAAACATCCAAGTAAAGCTGCAAAGTATTGGCAATGTGTTAGAGAACAAAATGTATTTCTTGAAAATTTAATGTCATTATCTTTTGATTATAGACGTAATGATGCAAAGATTAAATGGCTTACTAAAAAGTTAGAAACTGAAACTGATGAATATAAATTAGAGTGCTTTAAGATAGATTTAGATGAAAAGATTTATTCTAAAGCTAATATGGAATTAGTTGCAAAAGATAGAATGAGAGAAATCAATATGTGGTCTAAATTAAAATTAGAATTTGATGATGGTAGCTTTAATACAAAAGATGTTAATCAACATCAATTAGAGTCTTATCATCAAGTATATATAAATAAGGTTAAATCATTAACACCAGGTTCTTCTCAACCAGAAGTGTTTAATGCAATGGGTCAATTACAAACTATTGAAAGAGTAAAGCAATCTGGGGAATTAAAATACGATAATAAAGAACAAATACAATACGGAAAAGAGAATAAATAGAGAAAGACAATGAATTTTAATTTTATATTTTTAGGACAATCTATCCTACGATATGAAGTTCCTTTAGATATTTTCACAAGTATTAATCAAACCTACGAAGAAAAGTTTAATCAATTAAATCCTGCAAATGGTCAGTTGATTGGTAAAATAAAAAATGAACATTCTTTATTTTATGATGGAGATGATGAATCTAAAATGAAAAGACATAATCTATTTCCAAAAAATGTATTAGATTGGTTTAGAACTGCATTTCATCATTATTTAGATTTTAATAAAATTATAGATTATAAAACACATATTAATTCAATATGGATTAATGAAATGAAAGCTAATGAATATAATCCAGTTCATATTCATCAAGGAAATATATTTACAGGTTTATCTTCTGTTATGGTTTTAAAATTACCTAATACTTATGGTGTAGAATATTCAGCATCTGAAACACCTCAAAATGGACGATTACAAATATTAGGAGCATCTTCTGGTCAATTTGCAAAAGTAGATTATCAACCACCTATGAAGTTAAGAGACTTTTATATATTTCCATATGATATGAGACATTGTGTTTATCCATTTAATGGAACTCAAGACACTAGACGAACATTAGCAGCAAATTGTGATGTACTTTATAACCCAATTATAAATAGAGGAGCATAATGATAATTTTGGAACCGCGTTGGAAAAGTTTAATAGTAGAAACTACAACTCCATTGTTTACACCAGAACAATGTCAAATGATTATAAATGCAGGAAAATCTGAACCACAGCAATTAGGAGAAGTTGGTTCAAAAGAAGGAGGAACTATAGATACAAAAGTTAGAACTTCACATATTAGTTGGATACCATTTAATAAACTTCCTGAAATGTATAAAATTATTGATAATCAAATAAGAAGAACCAATGCTAATCATTTTGGTTTTGATGGAATACAAATTACCGAACAAGCACAATATACAGAGTATCCAGCAGGTGGATTTTATGACTGGCATATGGATTCAGATGTTAATGGTGCAAAAGAACCACCTGTAAGAAAAATATCTATGACATGTTTATTATCACATGAATCTGAATTTGAAGGTGGCGGACTTGAATTGATGTCAGATGGTAAAATTGCAAGACCTAAACAAGGTCAAGCTATTTTCTTTGCATCATTTATTAGACATAGAGTTGTTCCAATTACTAGAGGAATCAGAAGATCACTTGTTATGTGGTTTGGAGGTCCTTCATTTAGATGAACAGAGAATTATACTTTGCAACACCTATCTACGTTAAAGATGTAGGTACTCCTGAATTTAATGCACAATTAGAACAAAATATTATTAATTGGTCTAGACAAGATAAAGGAGTTCAAAAAACTAATGTGAATGGTTGGCATTCAACGACTGATATGCATGAAAAACCAGAATATAAAATGTTAGTAGATATATTATATCAAGCACAGCAATTTATTTATAAAGATGAATCATTAGACAATGAACCTTTTCTTGGAAACATGTGGGCAAATATTAATCCTCCAGGTGGTTATAATAGAGCACATACCCATCCTAATTCATTATGGTCTGGAGTTTATTATGTTAAAGCTCCTATTAACAGTGGACATTTAAAAGTAGAAGATCCAAAACCTTGTATCAACATATCAAGACCAAGAAGAAAACAAGGACAACTTCCTAAACATTTATGGAATGAAGTTCACTTTGAACCAATTGCTGGACGACTTATTATGTTTCCTTCATGGTTAAATCATTGTGTAGATACAAATCAATCTAATGATATTAGAATATCAGTGTCTTTTAATTTTTTACAAAAGGGAATGTTTGCGTGATTCCTATATTTATAGGTTACGATAGTAAAGTTAAAATAGCTTATCATGTATTAACAGAGAGTATTTTAAGAAACAGCTCAACTCCAATTACAATTTCACCAATTAATTTAAATAATTTAAAAAATATTTATACAAGAAAACAAGATCCACTTGCTTCTACTGAATTTTCATTTAGTAGATTTCTAGTTCCTCACCTAATGAATTATAATGGCTGGGCCATATTTATGGATTCCGATATGGTGATGTTATCTGATATCACAAAACTTTTGAATTTAAGAAATGAAAAATATGCAGTTCAAGTTTGTAAACATGATTACACCCCTAGTTCTAAAAATAAGTTTTTAGGTAATAATCAAACGATATATGCAAAAAAGAATTGGTCTAGTTTAATGTTGATGAATACATCTAAATGTAAAACACTTACACCCGAATATGTTAATACTAAATCAGGTTTAGAACTTCATCAATTTAA